CTCCTTTATAGCTCAATACGAGCCTCCGTAAGCTAAACTGGCTTAGAACCAGTATGGCGAATACCACGATAGCTGGCGTGAGCCAACTACCGTGATTTCTTTGACGCGGTAAGTTACTACACCGCGAAGATCGTGCCACTCTCCTGGACTCCCAGAAAGGGAAGCAAGGAGAGCCCGGGGCGCATCCGTCCTCTTGATTTTCTTGGGACATGCAACCATACCGGGAACCTTGTACACCGCGCACTGGAAGTTATTATTTGAAACTCTTCCAGAGGATACCCTAAATTTGCTCCAGTGATGCATTGGGGCCTCGTACCAACGAGACTCGGCATCACCTTCACTTATCGTGGGTCCAACTAAAGGCTTCTTCTCGGCCTCTAGCAAAGCGCGAAGACAAGGATGCCAAGGGGACGACCGTTGAAGGAGATTAAAGAATGAGTGCCTAGTTGTAGCTGCACTCAGACTCCTTCGAATATATATCGGTCGGACATCTTTGCCATTGAGATAGTCACCACCACAAGATTCTCTAAAGAAGCCTGTGATGAACGTCTTCTCAATGTTTGGCACGAAGCCACAAAACCGCAACACCTGCAATATAACAGCAGAAGCAGGTATGGGCGCAATGATGTCATCACCATAGACCCGGTACTCTTTTGTCGTGCATTGTGTTAATTTCATGCACGAACGGGTCAGAGCACCGAAAATGAGGCATTGAAGTGGGAAGGTAAAAGCGTTCCCCATCGTACAAAACGATGAATAACCGGGAACTTCCTCACCATTTACAACGACCCTGGCGGTCCGAGCCTTGTTTAGAAGCTCAAACCAACCTTTTGGCAAAAGATAGTGTACAAGTTCATACACAATAGTATCAGATGCCGAAGAGAGGTCTATGGTAGCCCATCCATCGGGTGTAAACCCGACTTCAGAGGCTCGGCGGGCAAGATCCTTATTTCTTTGCTGGTTTTCAAGATAAATATGCCAGCGTCGAAGGTAAGGTTCAAGCATCGCCGCGATACCCTGTTGAGCCATCGCATTAAGTGAAGGTTCAACGGCAATGAAACGATCAACGACCGCATCCTTAGGGACGACGGTACCCTCAGACGTTTCTTTTAACTCACCTCGAAGACACATACCTGTGTCAAGGAGATAAGTACCATACGCTCCATTTAGAAGCACATGGCCAAACGTTGAGAGACAGCTGCTTGATGTGGTCAGAGTATTGTCAGGATCAAGTTTGCCGTATGCATTTGTGTCCTTAACCGAATATTTCCGGCCGGACTTAGATGCGTAAGTACGACTCTTAAGACCCTGAACGACCCCTGGCCCGAACGGCTTCGCCTGCACAAAGCGAGACAAGTCCTCATCCGTAGGACCGACTCCAAGGAGTCTAAAGATCTCTAGCTGTGCAGAACCAAGGACAGTTGACACCGTAGGATCCATTCTGGACCACCGGTTGAGATAATATCTTAATCTCTTCCGGGTTCTACGGTTCCTGCGTTGGACATCCATAAATTTACTTAAAGCGGATGCCCTACGCTGATCACTAGTTACAGATAGCGAAAAGCTATCATGCTTAGTGACAAGAGAGTACAACTGTCGTTCCTCACGTAATGAAACATGTGAGGTTAGGCCGTCTGATGCATGCAATATCGCATCAAAATCCGCTTGCTTGCATTCCCGAACGTTGTACCTATCAGGTTTGATTAGGTGTCGTTCGGGGTTATGCCTTTGGGCGGACTCGTAGGCAGCTGATATTACTGATTCATGGGTTGAAACCCAATCGTCAGCCCCATCCCTTCCATTAACTGGTTCGGAATGGATCGTGCGTCTTCGTTTTCGGTCCACAGTATTACTCCTAAAAGGATCGAAATTGAGGCGACTGCAATGCAAACCCATCTAGAATTTCCAGATGGGAGCAGTCGGCAGGTTGCCAACCGGGCTAACCCACGCGCAATAGAGCCACGTGAATCGTCCATCGTCAGTCTCAACTATAAGGAAGAGCTGAGGTGACGAGCGCCTTGTTATCGAGATCCGCGTCGGCCATGATGGCCTTGGCAACAGCGAGTGCTGCAGCCGCATCGGTGGCATCTTGCCATTCGATGTTACGGAAGTTAAGCTCGATAATCTGGTTCTTTTTCTTAGAACCATCGGCGTTGGTATGACTGCGGACGCACTTGACCTGATAAAGGCCAGTTTCCCCAGACATGGGGCGGCGCTTGAAGATCACCAAATACGGCGACGATTCCGTATGCGTAGGCATAGCCCACGTAACGGAGTCCTTGTCACTCTGGTGAACCCAAGAGCCGACGGGAAGTGTAATGTCCATATAAACCACTCCTATAGGAGGTGAAGTTAAGTGTAAAGGGTTCTAACCCCTACACAAGAATCCCCGGTTGGGGAGGTTTACCTCAATTTAGAGGCAATGGCCTTGGCAATCTTAGCAACACCCTTCGAGGTAAAATTCCTCGTAAGGACTGTTGCGTCGAGCATTCGCTCCCATGTTATATGGGGCTTATACTCAAGAACCAAGGGTACATCTGACCGCGGTGTACGGGTATAGCGAGTTTGCTTTCCCGTAAACGTGCCATACGTTTGTATTGATGGCTTAACCGCAGTCTGGCTACCATACTGGAAAGACAGCACGCTCTCAACTTTCGTTGAAACACAAGCTGTACTCTGGCCAATACAAGAAACAGGCCAGTGTGCTTTAAGTATATCAGGCACATTCCAGAGCCAATCCGCTACAAAGCTCAAAGGAACCAATTCCCATCCAAGAAGGAGGAGATTAGTATCAAGAGCCTTGAGAACTCGTAGTTCCACCGTGTACGCGACCTTCGCACGTGCTGTAATAGTTTGCACATGGGAGGCCGAGTGAGTAACTTTGTCAGTTAGACGTGTTGATGTTGTCCAAGCGACATTGACACCGGTTATACCGGTATTGTTACCCGATGAAACCTCTTTAGCCGAAGCAAACTGCAATATATAGGGAAGGCCATCCTTTGGGGTGGCATTAAGATGTTCCCATGCAGCTGCTAAGTCACGGCACGAGTATACCAGGGGCCCCCATCCATAGCGACTTTCCATCCAGGTTTCACCTAGGATTTTAGTTGCTTTTGAGATGGTATTGCCAGCATACCTCTTTAGCTCGCGCACAGTTGTCTTCCGTAGACGTCTGTGAGCAAGGTCAGAGATTTTGCTGAAGCGCTCCTTATATCGGGAATGGACGTTTAACAATAAATCATACGTCTCTTTGCGCTCTGCCAAGTCGACCATAATCTGGCTTGAACCAGATTTGGCCTCACCCCATGCCTTTTGGAGAAGGGCATTGAGATTTGGCATCGTGGCACCTGATGCTGTTGGTATCGAAACCTGCTGAATGCCGGTTGTAGTACCTTCGGCATGGCAGTTGCGTGCTCTATAATTGACCACGCAGTACCAACAGTCGCCCGGATTGACCAGAAGAGGGCTATAAGCCCATTCTTCTGATGACACATCATAAGCTGTATATGGGATAAACTCACCCTTTCTCTTTTTCTCGCTATAGCCAGCAATTTCACCAGAGGTCCACACAGTTTTATTTTGTGTACCACTGGCAGGCATAGCGGCAGAGAGAGTAGCAATGCCCCAAGAGTGACCCCCAATTCCGCAGTTTTGCGAAGTGGGAGTACCAGCGTGGTTACCACAGTTTTTGTGCTGATGGTATTGCCATGCTAGACCGGAGGCAGTAGGTATTGAGTAACCCATGATGTGTCCTAGGTAAGTAAGGATAGATGAGAATCCAATGGAAGGATTCCAAAGGGGGACTCCCTACTAGCATTTCGCTAGTGAGGGCGAAGGATATTGACAGTCAGGTGGGCGAAAGCGTTCCACCAACGGGGTTGGACGGTCATACCGTCAATAGGCCCTTAGCTTATCTTGGCCATACGTCTTATTTTCGATTGCATACGCCGTTTTCCATAACGAACGTATGAAAAGGAGTAGACGAACCGGCGCAGATACCTACTGCAATGCAGTAGGCACCTTTGCTACTGTCAATAACCCTAGTCAGGGAGCCACTGGACAAGTCCAGT